GCCCAGCACGTTGCCGGTCTCGCGGATCTTGGCCAGGAAGTTGTTGGCCCCGCTGACCAGTTGCTGGCCGAACACCTGCCCCACGTTCTTCGGGTTCAGCAGGTCGAGCCCTTCCTTGACGTCGATCAGCGAGAGCTCGAGGTTGCGCAGCCGGGTGATGGCCGCCTCGGCCTCGGGCCCGCCGACCGCCTCCCAGAACGCGATCAGGTTCTCGATGGCCTCGCGGAGCTGGGCGTTGACCCCGTTGAGCTGCTCGCGCAACTGGTTGGCGGCCTCGAGGTCGCCCTCGTCCTGGTAGAAGGCGATCATCTCCAGCAGGTCGCGGCGGTGCTGCTGCAGGCGGGTGATGTCGGCCTCGATGTCGCGCTGCTGCTCGGCCTGGAAGGTGATGCGCTCCTGCTCGGCGCGCAGCGCGATCAACGTCTCGATGGCCTCCACCCCGGCCGAGTCGCCGATGCGCTGCATGTAGGCGTAGAGCTCGGCGAACTCGTCGCGGATCAGCGCGATGCGCTCCTCCAGGGTGTCGGCGGTGAGCTCCTTGATGGAGCGGCGCACCCGCTCGAGCTCCCGGGCCATGCGCTCGCCCTCGCGGTCGACCTGGCCGCGGTTCTGGCTGGCGAAGCGCGCCTTCTCCTCCTCCTGGCGCAGGCGGATCAGCTCCTTGACCATGGCCACGCCTTCGCTGTCGCCGCGATCCTCCAGCTCGGCCAGCAGGCCGTCGAACTCGCTGGCGATCAGCACCAGGCGCTGCTGCAGGGTGGTGGCGCTGCGGTCGGCGACCTCGGCCTCGAGGCGGCTCATGATGTCCGAGATGTCGCGGCGCCAGGGCTCGATCTCGCCGGCGATGTCGCGCGCGCTGAACCGCGATGCGATGCGGTCGGCCAGCGCCCCGGAGGCCGCCGGGGTATCCGTCGACCAGCCGGAGGTGTCGGGCACGATGCCCATCTCCTTGAGCCGCTGCTGGAGGTTGTCGGCGACCCCGTCGACCTGGGCGGCGAGCTCCTCCTCGATGGCCTTGAGCTTGGCCTTGGACTCCGCCGAGAGCCCCTCGGCCGCGGCGCCGGCGAAGCGCGTCTCGAGGTTGCGCAGGCCGCGGGAGATCGGGCCGTCGCCGACCAGCTCGAAGACCGTGGCCAGGGCGCTGGCGATGCTGGCGTACCAGGTCAGGAACAGGCGCCCCAGCTTGGCCAGCACGCTGCTCCACTCGTCGGTCAGGTAGACCCCCAGACGCTTCCAGTCGGCTTGCAGGGTGTAGAAGCCGGCCGACAGGTTGCTCTTGAAACGCTCCCAGTGCTGGCCGAAGGCGGGGAACTCACGGGCCGCCCACTCGGCGATGGACCACAGCGCCCAGGCGGCCGCCGCGGCCACCACGGCGCCCTTGGCCAGGACCGCCGCCCCTACCAGGCCACCTGCCGCGGCACCGCCGGACAGGGCTGCCGCCGCGGCGCCCACGGCCCGCGCCAGGCCGGCGAAGGCGCTGCCCGCGGCGACGATCCAGTTGGCGGCCAGCGCCCCGCCCAGCAGTTTCAGGCCGAGAATGATCTCGTCCATGTAGCCCAGCATCTCGACCATGGCCCGGGTCAGGTTGCCCAGCGCCTCGCCCAGGCGACGGGCGCCCTGCTCGGCCTCCGGGGTAGAGAGCAGCTCGATGGCCTCGCGCAGGCCATCGGTCAGCTCGGAGAGAAAGCCGGAGCGGCCGATCTGCACCTGCAGGTCGTAGATGGTGTTGCCGAAGCGCGCCATCTCCGACTGGGTGGAGCGCATGGCCTGGGGCAGGCCCCGTGAGACCTCCTCCTCGAGGGCCAGGAAGAAGTGAATCAGCGAGTCGGCCTTGACCTGGCCCTGCTCGAGCATCTTGTCCAGCTCGGCGCTGGAGACCCCGATGGAGCGGGCGAAGATGGCGAAGGCGCCCGGCAGGCGGTCGCCGAGCTGGCGGCGCAGCTCCTCGGCCATCACTTGGCCTTTGCTGTACATCTGCTCAACGGCCATAAATACGCCGCCCACCTGGTCGTCGCTGAGCTTGTAGGCCCGCGCCGCCTTGGAGATCGCCACGAAGCCGGCCTGTGCCTCGCTGATCGACGCCCCGGCCTGGGTGGCGGCGATCATGAACTTGGCATAGGACTCCTGCATCACCCGGAACGACAGGCCGAGCTCGTCGGAGAGCTCGCGCACGAAGGCCAGGTCGTCGGCGATCTGGGCGGTGTCGTCGCCATAGATGGACGACAGCCGCGCCTCCGAGGCTTCCATCATGATCGAGGCGCCGTAGACCCCCTCGACCCCGCGGATCGCCCCGAACAGACCCACGTAGGCGCTGGCCAGGGCCAGGACCTGGCCGCGGATCCGCTGCAGCAGGCTGAGCGTGGTGCGGCCCTCGTCGCGGAACAGGCGCATGCGCTCCTGGGCGCGCTGGGTCTCGGTCGCCAGTTGGCGCATGCCGGTGGCGGCGCGGCGGCTGCCGTCGTCCACCCCGCGCGAGGCAGTGGCAGACTGCCGGGACTCCTGGTTGAGGCGCGTCAGGTTGCGCTCGGCCTGGGCGGCGGCCTCGCCGTTGCGGCGCATGGCGTTGCCGCTGCGCTGCATGGCCTGCTCGAGGCGGGTCTGGGCGCCGGCCATTGCCTGAGCATCATTGCGGTTGCGCTTGAGCGCCTGTCCGAGCATGCCGTAGGCGTCGCGCACCTCGACGAAGGTGCCCTTGAGCTCCTGGGCACGCTTCTTGGCGCGGTCGAACTCGTTGGTCAGCGCGGCACTGGGCTGCTCGGCCTGGCGCATCGCCTGGGCGATACGGGTCACCTGATCGGTGGCGGCTCGGTAGGCGGTGCGCGCCTCGTCCACGGCGGCTCGGGTCTGGCGGAAGACCCGCTGCCCCTCGTAGAGCTGGCGGGTCGCCTCCTGGCGGGCCTGGGCCTCGCGGCGGCTGGCCTGGGCGGCCTGCTCACTGGCGGCGACCTGCGCCTTCTGGGCATCGCCCCAGCGGTCGAGGCTGACCTGGCCCTGGGCGAGCACGCTGCTGGTGCGCTGGATGCCGGCCTCGATGGCGCGCAGCGAGCCGTCCAGGTTGCGGGTGCTGACCCCGGCCTGCTGCAGCGCGCGGCCATACTGCTGCACGCCGCCGCGGGCGTCGAGGTAGCCTTGCTTGGCCTGCCGGGCCGCGGCGCGAGCACGCCCCAGGTTCTCGGCGAGCTCACGGCTGGGCTCGGCGCTGGCGTTGAACTCGCGGGCCAGCTCGCGCACCTGCATCTCGAGGTCCTTCCAGACCCGCTTGGAGGCCAGGCTCTGCTGCTGCAGGACCTTGAAGTCCTCGACCATGCCCTTGAGCGCGCCTAGGTTCTTGGCGGTGGCCTCGAGGGCCTTGACCTCACCGGACAGCGCCTTGAGGTCCACCTGGGTCAGGTCGCTCTGCTGGCCCACCTCGCGCAGCCGGCGGCCCACCTCGCCCACTGCTTCGGCGGCGGCGGCCAGGCTGGGCACGTCGATGCCGGCCAGGTCGGCACCCTTGCCGGGGGCCTTGCCGGTGCTGCGCAGCTCGCGGAGCTGGGTCTGCAGGGCGGTGAACTGGGCGGCGGCCCGGGCGGTGCTCTGCGCGAGCTTGTCCTGGTCGGTGTCCAGCCCGCCGATGGCCTGGCGGGAGTCGGTGTACTGCTTGGCCAGATCGCGCACCTTGGCCTCGAGCTGCCCGGTCTTGGCCCGGGCGCTCTCCAGCTTGCGCTCCTTGGCGGCGAGCTGGTTCTGCAGGCGCTTGGTGGGGTTCTCGGTGTCGCTGACCGCCTTGGCGAGCTGGGTGTAGGCGAGCTGGGCCTCCTGGGCGGCGGCCTTCTGCTTGCGCATGTCGGCCTCGGCGCGGGCCAGGTCCCGGGAGAGCTTCTCGACCCCGCGCAGCCCGGTGAGGTGCTTGCCCAGGGTGTCGAGTTCCTGACCCAGACGCCCCAGGCGGGATTCGGTGGACCCTGCTTGATCGGCCAGGTCGCGTTGGTCGTCGATGACGTTCTTGAGGGCCTCGGAGATCCCGCGCAGGGCGGTGGTCGCCTCGTTGCGCGCCCGGATCACCAGCTCGACATTCGACTTCTTACTCATGCGTCAGGCCCTCGATGGTCTCTTTCAGTGCCTTGCCGGCCTCCTTGCTGAGCAGCGCGCCGACCGCCATCTGCAGCAGCCCGACGCCCGACGCCAGCATCAGGTTCTGGCGGCGAACCGCCATCTGGGCCTCCTCCCAGACCCGGGCCACCGGGTACTCGCCGGCCTCCGGGTGGCCCTGGGCGCGCAGCAGGCTGACCTGTTCGCGCAGCCCCCATACCCAGGCGTCGAGCGTCAGCTCAGGTGCTTGGCGGCCGCCAGGCCCAGGTTGGCGCTGCGCATCAGCGTGATGACGGCCTCCAGAAACTTTCCCGGGCTAGTGGTCTCGAAGGTCAGCCGACCGATCTCCACCAGCAGCTCGAACTGGGTGGGGAAGGGCAGTTCGCGGGCCTCCTCGAGGGCCTCCGGCTCGCCGGCGGCCCAGGCGATCACCTTGGCGCACAGCCCGGGGGCCTGCTCCAGGGCCGCCGCGGCCACCTCGCCGAGGCCGATGTCGGCCACCTCCAGCCCGGCGCCCTCCCCGCCCCCGGCCAGCTTCTCCGCCGCGGCCTGGATGTAGGCCCGCCCGGTGAGCTTGCCGAACAGGGCCTGCAGGGTGTCCCGATCCTCGCGGACCAGGGCGGCCACCTTGTCCACCGACAGACCCCGGACGGCGACGCTGCCGCCGCCCGGGAGGTCGAAGGAGGTGGCGGGTTGAGTCCAACCCTTGAGTGCCATACGTACCTCCAGTTGACTTTACGGCGTGTAGGCGCGGCCGTCGGCGTAGATGGCCTCGGCGCTCTCGGTCTTGGCGATCTCGACGGAGAACGGGATGACCTGCCAGTCCTGCTCGGCCTTGAGGGCGAAGTCGCCGTTGGCCGACAGGGTCACGCTGGGCATGAAGTAGTCGCGCTGGTCGCCGGCCCCCTCGGGGTTCACGGAGATGAAGCGCAGCTTGCCCTGCACCTGCTTGGCGCCGGAGATCACCACCGAACGGGTGGAGGCGGCCACGCCGTACTCCACGGTAATGTCGTCCCCGTCGGCGATGGCGCCGCCCGCGAGCACCTGGATGCGGCCCAGGGCCAGATCCACCTCGTAGTCCTCGCCGGCCACGTGGGTGGTCGCGCCGGTCTTGACCACCACGGTCTCGACGTTGCGCTTGCCCGCCGGGTTCGCGGTGTCGGTGCCGAGCTGATACCAGTTCCACGCCTTGACGCCTTCGAAGGTGTCGGTCTGGCTGGTCAGCGCGGCCTGGGTGAGGGTGTTGGCCTCGCCCATGAACAGCATTGCCAGGTTCTCCGGCGCGATGTTGTCGGTGGAGAAGGTGGCGCTGTAGTCGATCTGCGTCACGATGTTGCGGTCACGGTTGCGCAGGCCCTCGTCGGAGTTGTAGTGCTCCAGGGTCTCGGTCGCCGTGGTCAGGTTGAACTCGGGGGAGTTGCCGATGTAGCGCTCGCCGCTCCCGTCGTCGAAATACAGCCGGCCGCGGCCCAGCACGTAGTTCTGTTCCTTGATAGCCATCTTCGTCTACCTCGTGGTGGTTTCAGAACCGTTGGTTGATAATCACGCCGCGGGTACGGCGTAGGGGTCCTTCACATTGTCGGTGTAATAGACCTGCACGCTCAACCAGAAAAACGCCACCGAGGCAATTTCATCGTCCGGCGGGCGGCAGATCCCTTGGTCGAACTCGAGGCGCTCGATGCCCTCCCAGTGCAGATTGCGCGACTGGGCGATGCGCGCCTTGAGGCGGCCGAGCGCCATCTTGACGTCGGCCAGCAGCACCTCGGCGGGGTCGGTGGGGTGCACCGGGTCGTCCACGGCGAAGCCCTGCACCAGCAGCTCCAGCGGGCCGTGCTGGGCGGTGCCGTGGCCCGGCGCCGGCAGGGCCTCCGGGTTGCGCGGCGACTGCAGCAGCGACACCATCGGCAGCGGGTCGTCGTGGCCAAAGTGGGCCCGGCCGCGGAACACCGATTCTGAGAGGTCGAACTGGTAGCCCTCGGCGGGGGTGATGGTGCGCAGGTGGTCGGTCAGGGCGCGCAGCACGTGCAGACGCCGGGGGATCTTCGCGTAGTCAGGCATTTTCCAGCTCCAGCAGGCGGAGGAACTCGCGGTTGAGGTAGTCGTCGACCCGGGGCTGCACGTCCTGGGCCACCTCGCGGAACACCTGATCCACCGAGGGGCCGTAGAGCAGCCACAGGTTCTCGCCGAGCTGGCGGGGCTTGTAGGCGGCGCTGGGGCGCTGGCCCTTGGGCATGCGCATGGCCAGGCCCACGTTGGCCAGGTTGCGCACCCGGGGGTCACCGGCCTGCAGGCCGACCAGGAAAGCGCGGCGCATGAAGGTGGCGCTGCCCGGCTTGATCTCGAGGGTGACGCCCCCGGCCTGGCGATGGCTGGCCCGGCTGCCGGTGGCGAAGCGGGCCAGGGAGGTGGGCTCGAAGCGCCCGCGGATCACCGCCTCGAGGTCGCTGCCCTTGGCGCGCTTGACCACCTTGAGCCGGCTCTCCTGGCCGCGCAGGTAGCTGGCCGGGAAGTTGACCTGCTTGCGCATCTCGTCGGCCGACCAGGTGCGGCCGCGGTCGGAGGCGGCGTTGACCGCCCGGCGCGCGGCGCGAGTGATCGCCGGGGTCATGGCCTCCAGATTCGGCAGGCTCTCGATGCCCTCCACGGCCACCACGATGGTGCCGACGCTCACCGGATCACCCCGGGGGTGTCAGCCCGGCCCACGGCTGGCCGGGGGTCAGGAAGGGGTAGCGGCCGAAGACGGCCTGCTCGAGCTGGGCCACCTCGGCGCGGCGGAAGTCGGTGCGCACGTCGGGCGGGTAGACCGGCCCCACCTGCAGCACCTCGCCGCCCTCGAACACCAGCAGGTCGT